ATCAGCGATACGATTCTTCCTCTTGCTATTAAGGCTGGTGTTCGTCTAGTAGAATTAGATATCTATTCAGACAATAATAATAAGCCAGTCGTAGGTCTTAAAAATCAGAAGCTAGGTGTTGATTATGCATACAATACAGTTCCATTTGAAGAATGCTGTAAATCAATTGGAAATAATGCTTTCAATAGTGTTAATTCTCCGGTATCTTCAGATCCTTTTGTTCTGAGCTTGGTATTTCACACTGAGAAGACTGTTACGATCAACGCCGCATCTGAAATACTGAAAACTTCGGCATGTAGAGCACACTTACTTGACACAACATACAGCTACAACCGCAAGAACTTAGCTGTAGAGCCAGTATGTAATCTTCAAAATAAGCTTATCATCGTATCGGGTGGTGAGATCAAGGGCACACTTATGGAAGAGCTAACAAATATGTCATGGTCTACATCTCACCTTCGCAGAATGACATACACTCAAGCTTCTCAACCACATGACCAGGATGAACTGATTACGTACAATCGTAACAACATAACAATGGTTGTCCCAGATATTGGCGATGATTTGATAAATTCCAATCCCCAAATATTGTTCACATATGGATGCCAGTGGATTATGATGAATTATGGGTCAATTGATAACATGATGGAGCTATACATCAGCGAGTTCCAAGAGAATAGCGTCGTCCTCAAGCCTGCCGCTCTTCGTGCCCTTAAACCCAAGAAATACAAGAAGCCCGTCCAAGCTGATCCTGCGGTATCCTTTCAGCCGATGAAACACACATCTCCAATCTACAACATCACGGTATAGCAGAGCGAAGAAACGTAGCGTAAGCGGAGTGGAATTTTCTTGCGTTAAAACAAAATGTCAGTCTGGCTATCTCACGTTAAGAAGACGATGAAGGCGATGAAGGGTGAGAAGAAGGCGATGGGCAAGAAGTGGTTCTCCCACGTCCTCAAGGCGGCGAAGAAGACGTACAAGAAGAAGGGCGGTATGGAGGAGACCGAAGAGGAGAAGCCTGCAATGGGCGGTCGCCGTCGTCGCAAAACGCAACGCAAGTAGAGTTTACACCGAAAAAAATTGATTTGAACATATAAAGAATGGGTGGTGGATTACTACAGCTTGTCGCATATGGTGCTCAAGACGCATACCTTTCGGGAAATCCTCAGATTACTTTCTGGAGAGGTCTGTTTAAGCGTCATACTAACTTTGCGATGGAGCCATTCCGTGTCAACCTCACTGGCCAGGCTAACTGGGGTACGAAGCACTCAGCCATTCTTGGTCGCCACGCTGACCTTGTAGGCCCAGCCTACATCGAAGTTGAGATGCCCGGTGATGGCAATGATCTAGTTTATAGTGGTGATGGCATAGATGGATTCAATCTTATTGAGTATGTTGAGCTAGATATTGGTGGCCAGGTAATTGATCGTCAGTATGGCGAGTTTCTTGCAATTTGGTCACAACTATCGCTTCCATACCTGAAACAAGCCAATTTAGCTCAAATAAATTCAGTTTTTAATAATGCAAATGTTTCGTGCAGTACCGGTACGGGTCGCCCATCTCGCAATAACATAACATACATCCCACTAGGGTTTTGGTTCTGTCGCAATCCAGGTGCCGCGCTTCCCCTTATCGCGCTTCAGTATCACGAGGTTAAGATCAACATTCTTTGGAATAAGACTTCTCTGATTTTTAAGGCTGCCACTAACGCGACAATTTCGGCTGGACCAGCTCAGGCTAACCTACTTGTTGATTACATCTACCTAGATGTCGAAGAGCGTCGTCGTATGGCCCAGGAGTCGCATGAGTATCTCATTGAGCAGACGCAGTTCAATGAAGATAAGGGGCTTACAACTGCCCAGAATCGCGTTGATCTAACATTTAACCACCCAGTTAAGGAACTAATCTGGGTTACGCAGAAGGCGGATAAGAAGGATTGTCGTATTAACGGAGGTGCGAATATTTCTCCTCTAGACTATGACGACATTATCTACGAGTGCACCCTACAGCTGAATGGACAGGATCGCATGCAGGCTCTACCGGGTCTTTATTTTAACTCAGTTCAGCCATTTCAGCACCACACTGGAGTCGCAGGTTTAGTTTCTGGCTCTAACAATGCTAGCAATACTAGTGGCGTCTACATGTATTCATTTGCCATCAAGCCAGAGGAGCACCAGCCTTCGGGAACGTGTAACTTCTCACGCATTGATACAGCCACACTCGTATTCAGTGTAGATGGTGGTACTCTAATCAACAATCTTGAAGATAATAACTACGATATCCGTGTCTATGCGATCAACTACAACATTCTCCGCATCATGTCTGGCATGGGTGGACTTGCTTACTCCAACTAAAGTCAACCAACTAAGTCTAACCAATAAATAATGGAAGTGGATAAGCTTCTAGTGGTGGCTCACCCAGATGATGAAGTTCTCTGGGGTGGCCTAAATCTAATATCACAACCGGGGTGGTTTGTCGTTTGCTCTACGCATCTGAACGATCCTGTAAGAAGAGCTGAATTCTTTAAGACTATGTCATTTTGTAACGTCAATCGCTACATAATGTTTGATGTCAAAGACGAGTACACCGATAAGGATGAGAGAGCAGATGAACTCTATAATGGATCTCTTTTTGAGGGGGCTCTAAAGAAGTTATCCAAGCATAATTGGAAGTTAGTTTTAACTCACAATGATGAAGGGGAATATGGTCATGCGCATCACAAGAAGGTTCATCGTATGGTGAAGAAACTGTTTAGTTCTCCAAAGTTTTTTAAGGTGGGTCCAAGACTCCCCGACCGTGAAGTTGAAGATAAACGAGATACCCTGCTTTACTACAGAAAAACACAGACAATTTGCAAGGCATTATTTGAAAGAAAGGGTCAGACATTGAGAGCATTAGAAAGAGAACACTTCTTCTCTGAAACATTATATGTAACACCAAAGCGGGAGGTTCCAAAGATAATCCACCAAATATGGTTTGGAAAGCCCCTTGAAAAGAACACAGTTCGCTACAATCTGATGCGTAATCTTAATTCAGTGGCGCTCAGCAACGGATGGAACTATAGAATGTGGACAAATGATGATCTAACACCCGAAGCATTCCCTCTAACTTGGGATTTCATGCAGTTAGCAATCAAGAAGGGAGAAGAACACGAACAGTCTAGATTCGCTCAAGTAGCCGATCTTGCTAGATTAGAATTGTTACACCGATTTGGAGGTGTCTACATGGATTCATTATTCGAAATAGGGAAGCCATTTCTAGACTATATTTATTCAAAGCGCTCTTATGAAATTATTGTAGCAAATGAAGACCCGTGTAAGTTAAAGTGTGTAGGATCTGGTGGAGAGAAGTATATGTCCAACGGATTCTTTGCGTGCGTACCGGGATGTATCAACTTAAAACGTTTATTGAATTACGATATTCTAGAAAATATAGATTTTGATAGCGTCTATATTAATCGCACTACTGGACCATACTTTTTCAGAACAGGAATGGTAGCTCGTGATAGTGTTCACGTGATACCAACTACAAAGATATACCCATTTATGGTTAATGATTCTGCCTACAGAGATGGTCAAATCAATCAGTGCATTGTTGATGAGAAGGTACTACATGACTGCCTAAGTAAAAAGTACCCGAAGTCGTTGGCAGTGTATCAGTCTGGGTTTGGGGGATCGTGGAGCTGGTAGACTTGAGCTTCTCGAGGTACAAAATAGCATCCATGAGTTCCTCCTGCATGTGCTGAACCCAAGCCAAAAATGGGAGATTATTCCCCTGTAACGTAGTTCCATACTTTTGAATACCGAACGCAGACCTCTGCTGAAATCTTTCAACAACGGTTTGCACAATTGGATCCATTTATTATATCTAATTACCACTCCATCAAAATCTGTTCATCAAGTTGTCCCTTGCCCTCATCAGCATCAATCAGGGCATTCGCTCCTGCTAGGTCCGCCTCAAAGAGAGAAGTATCTTCGATACCTTCGGGTAGCTTCGTCTCGTCAATCAGGATATCAACAAAGCCAGTTCCGCATGGAGGCTTCTGACCGAACATGATATTAGCCGATACACCCTTCATGTTATCAAAGTCAGC